TTATAGTGTGTTCAATAGCGTTATTGTCTTTGATTCATTATCAAAACTAACTCTTATTTTATTAACATAAGAAGTTACTGATTTGATACATACATTTTTATTTTCATCAAATTCAAAATGACATTCAGCAATGATATTCCTGATATTATTTTCTGCAATTTTAACGAAAACTAAATCATTATCAATAACATCTATATTATATTGCTGATCAGTATTCATTTCAATATCCCAATCTTCAAAGTGCTTAATATCATATTTCATTTTCTCGACTTCCTTTTCTAATAAATTTATTATTTCCAATTGTGTTGATGGATATAAATGTCCGTAACGTTCAGTTACTTCAGATATTCCATTATGTCCTAATCGTTGTGCAACAATCATTGGACTAGCACCGTGATTAATTAACATTGATGCAGCCGAATGTCTAAACTCATGTAAAACAATACGTGGGAATGTTTCATCACCTGGTAAGCTATCATCTAATCTATTTAAAGCATCTTTAAACCATCTATCTATAGTAGAATCACTTAATGAATTAAAGAATGTCCCAAATAGCACATATGATGGCTTGTAGACGTTATTTTCTTTATACCATGTTTGATACTCTTTAATATCATTCATCACATGGCTAGGGAGATATACGTCTCTTATAGATGCTTTAGTCTTTGGTGTAGTCACAACACTATCATAGTTGGTTTTCGTAATACTTATGAATTTATTATCAAAATTAATATCTTCCCACGTCAATGCCCGTATCTCACCTTTTCTTGCACCAGTCCAAAAAAGTAATTTGAAAAACAATCTGTGTTGTATATTAGGTACTTCCGTTAAAAATTGATTGAATTGTTCTAAAGTCCAATAGTTTAATCGTTTGTGTGAATCAACTTCAAAATTCCCAACCATTGATGCTGGATTGCGTGGCAAGTCGTGGTACTTCATAGCATGGTTTAATATTTGCACCATGAACACATGCATCTTCTTTAAATATTCACCTGAATGCCCCTCATTTAACTTCTTATTCTGAAACTTCATTATGAGTTTCGTATCTATCTCAAATACATCAACTTTATTAAAGAATGGTATCAAGTGATTGTTTAAGTGAGTTTTAAGTGCTTTGATACTAGATGCTTTACGTCTTGCTGAATACCATTCAAGATATTCACTTGCTAATTCATCAAACGGTAGTTTATTTAACTTTCCGATACCCTCTAATTCATCAATTATCTTATTACATTCAATTACTGCATCTTTACGCATCTTAAAGCCACTACGCTTTATTTCCTTACGCTTATTTGTTTCATCATAGTAAGTGATACGGAAATAGTAAGTACCCCTGGAATCATGTTTATAGATATTGTGTGAAATTTTTAGATCGTGCATAGGCTAGTCCTCAATATTTTTATATTTTTTGATACCTTCAACAAAACCAGTAAGTAAATCTGTAACTTCACTAGTGACATCTAAATTATTAATATCAATATCAGTCCATCTGTTTATACATGATAGCAATAAACATATCTCTTCAAGTTGAAGTAAATTATAGTTTTCTTTTAATTGTAGAGTTTCATTAAATAAATCTACTATTACTGGTTGCATATCGCTATCTATGATTTCAACAAGTTTATGTTTAACTTTTATAGATTCATCACTTAAACTATAATTATTTAACGATGAATTATATAAATTTCGACCTACAGAAATTCTATCATCATAACCACGCAAATATGATGGAGTAACATTAAAGATTTTTGATAATTTATTTATAGTTTCATCTTTAGGATTTTTTACTATTTCATTTTCGTATTTATAAATTGCAGCTTTTTGTACGCCGATTAATGCACCTAATTCTTCTTGAGTTATACCTTTTTTTAACCTTAATTGTTTTAATCTTTTACCAAATGACATTAAATCACCCCATTTCATACTATCTATTTATAAATTATACTAAAAAGTTTCCTAAAAAGACACTAAAAATCTATTGTAAAGTGTATTATTACAATATTTTGTGTCTTAAAAAGATACTTAGCACTTGAAACAATTGAAAATGTATGTATAATAGTAATCAAGAAGTATCTTAAAAAGATTCTTTATATTTTTTCTATGTAAGTGTCTTTTAAAGATACTCAATTTTAATGGAGGTGTATTTAAATGAGTAAACATTACCAACTGTGGATTTACAGAAAGGAACGTAACCTTACTGCAAAAGACATGGCAAAAGTATTAGGTGTTAGTCCTAATCGTTACCTTTTAAAAGAAGGTAAGAAAGCATACTTCACTTTAGATGAAGCCCACAAGTTAGCTGAATATTTCAAAGTAACACTTGATGAATTATTCCCAAATGAAAAGGAGAGTGCATAAAATGAAGTTATTTTTAAAGATTATTGCTTACACGATCATCACAATGATTATTATCTTGAATATCACAGATGATATTTTGCTTATGCAATATCTCACATACTTCTCTTTAATCGGTACTGTGATTATAGCAACAGACGGAATTATTAAAATAGAAAAACTAGGAGGAAAATAATTATGAACATTAAATTTGAAGTAGATAAAATTTCAGCAAGTATGGAAGATTTGATTGGTAAGTTAGACAGGCTCAGTACAGGTTTAAAAGATTTTGAGGATTCAGTATTTCCCGAGAACTATGTTCCTGATCAGCGTGACATTGAAAATTACATTTACGCATATCCTGAACATAAAAGAAATATTGAAATGCACACACAGTTATTAGAGAAATATTTAAAAGAGTTTAATGAATTGAATGACCAATTATTAAAAGTGAATAAGATTTTATGGCAAGAAAAAACTGAAAGCAACGAACCCGACCAAGAGTAATTGCCTTCAGTAAATAGATAAGTATATTTTTTATATGCTTAATTAATTATAACAATAACGGGACAATATATAAAGAATTTTTGAGGGGGGAGGATGCATATTTTATGGCGATTACAGAAAAAGAAAAAATACTTGATGTAAATGAATTTGAAATACCTGATGAATTAAAAGCATTAGATCATTGGGTTTTATGGAAAGCGATTCTTGATGAAAAGACACAACAATTTAAGAAAATACCATATCAGCCATTCGGAAACAAAATGGCAAAGTCCACAGATAAGAGTACCTGGGATAAATTTGGTTCGGTAGCAAGTCATTATCAATATCATAATTATGATGGCATTGGATTCGTTTTGTCAGATGAAGATGATTATATCGTATTAGATTTAGACAATGCAGTCAATCCTGATACTTTGGAAGTTATATCTGATTTAGGTAAAGAGATGCTGCAATTAACATACTGTGAAATCTCACCGAGTAGAACAGGATTACATGCATTCTTTAAAGGAACATTACCGAAAGACCGTAAGAAAAAACGTACTGATTTAGACATTGAACTGTATGACAATGCAAGGTTTATGACAGTCACAGGTTATTCAGTAGGACAATCAGAAATAAATGATGACCAAGAAATATTGAACAATTTATATGAACGATTCTTTAAAAATAATGATTTTGCATTTACTGTGGAATATTCAGAGCAAGTAACCGAACCTGGAACAACCATTGATGATGAAGTGCTTATTCAGAAAATGACATCTTCAAAAAACGGTCAAAAAATATCTGATTTATTAAAAGGTAATTATGAAGAATATTTTAGTAGTCCATCTGAGGCAGTACAAAGTTTACTTTGGCATCTTGCATTTTGGACTAGGAAAAACCGTCAACAGATGGAAAGCATTTTTATTAAGTATAACAATCTCACAGATAAGTGGGATTCAAGACGTGGCAACACTACCTGGGGACAGTTGGAACTGGAAAAAGCTATTCAGATGCAACCTAATGTATATGATCCTGAATCAGTCAAACCATCATTGCAACAAAGATTAAAAGAAGTACGTCAGCAAGAGTTAGCACAGATGAAGGCAGTTTGGGAAGATGAAGGCAAAAACGGAAGAAAACCAACAACAATACACCCAAATAGAGTTGCATATATCTTAAGTGATTTATTGCATTTTGTGTTATTTGATAGTGAAGAAAATACACGTGTCGCAATGTATGTTGAAGAAGAAGGTATTTATACTCAAAATACTTCAATGATAAAACGTATTATTTCATGGCTTGAACCGAAATTTAATAGTAATAAAGCAGATGATGTAATTTATCACATTAAGAATACGGCAAAGATAAAACGAAAAACGGATTCTAGTACATTGATTCCAGTAAAAAATGGTGTATTTAATCGAGTAACTAAACAGTTGGAGCCGTTTAATCCCGACTATGTATTTACTACAAAAATAAATACAAGCTATGTAGATGATATTACTAAACCTATTATAGATGGTTGGGATATTGATGAATGGATTCGCAGCATTGCTTGTAATGATAAAGAAATTGAACTTCTATTGTGGCAAGTACTGAACGATTCATTAAATGGCAACTACACACGTAAAAAGGCTATCTTTTTAGTTGGTGAAGGATCTAACGGGAAAGGCACATTTGAAGAAATGATTATTAATTTAGTTGGTGCTGAAAATGTGGCTACTTTGAAAGTACATGAATTTGATGAACGTTTTAAATTATCAATGCTGGAAGGTAAAACCGTTTGTATTGGTGATGATAACCCAGTAGGAATGTATATTGATGATTCATCTAATTTTAAATCAGTAGTTACAGGTGATAGAGTGCTTGTGGAATTTAAGAATAAACAACCATACGGCGCAAATTATAAATGTGGTGTTATTCAATCTACAAACGGTATGCCCAAGTTTAAAGACAAAACAAAAGGTAATTTAAGAAGGATTTTAATTGTACCGTTTAATGCATCATTTGAAGGTGCTAACGAAAATCACAAAATTAAAGAAGAATACATTAAGAATGAAAAAGTACTTCAGTACGTGCTTAAAAAGGCAATCAATTTAGATTTTGAATCATTTATTATTCCTAAAGCATCACTTGTACAGATGGACGAATTTCAGCAAGACAATGACCCAATTTATGAATTTAAGAAAAATGTATTCGACACCTGGAATCTTTCAACAATACCTAAATATATTGTGCTAGGATTCTACCGTGATTTTTGTGAAGAGAATGGCTACAAAATTTTATCTGAAAGAAAATTCTACAAACAATTTAAAACATATTTAAATGATGATTGGGATTCAGACGGACAAGCTAAAATCAGTTATGACTTAATCAAAAGTAAAATTGGTGACATTAATAAAATGAACCTCGGAATCATATTCAATCAAGATGGAAAAAATTATAAGTGCTATGTGAATCATAAATTAAAGGCAGTAAATTAGTAACCGAGTAACCGAACGGTAACCGTAAAAATTGATTACGGTTACCTCGATTAACTCAGTCATATCAAGCGTTTCAAAGATTTTGGTAACCGAGTAACCGTTATTCTTAAACTTTATTATAAAAATATAAATATAAGTAAATAGAGTATAGATATAAAAAAGTAAAAAGAAGTTAAATTTACGGTTACCACTATTTTAAATCGTTGTACCCGTTGTGGCAGTAAGGCTGAACACGGTAACCGTAATATTTAATTTCGGTTACTATTTCGGTTACCAACTATAAATAAAAGGAGATTAAAAAATGAACGTTAAAATTTTTACAAGACAAAAGTTAGAAACAAAAAATGATTTTGAGAAACGTATCAATAAATTTAAGAATAAAGTTTTCGTACAGGATCTAATGGAACTTGAAGAAGATAAGCGCGAGAACCTACCAGCATTAACTGTGGTTTTCTATAGCAACCAACCTAAGACATTAAAACAATTCAGACCAAATATTGAAACAAGAGGTGCATACAATGGATAAATCAGTAGCAAGACCTGAACACTTATTAAAAAATCGTATGATGAATGGAAGAGAAGTAACTTCTCGATATAGTAAGCCTGGTAATCATGAACAACGTTTGACAGGTGGCAATGTGTTATTAAAATCTGTAGCAACAAATTTTAAACAGTCACAAGTAAGAAATACAGTATCAGCAGTTGCAACGGAAGAGGATAATACACCGATTGAAACAGATGATACACCAATTAAAAAGATTGTTGGCTATGCATTAAAATACACTATTAAAAGTGAACCTATGCAAGATGAAAAACATGGTAAATTCTATGAAACTATTTCAAGTGATGCATTACAAAATACAGATCTAAGTAATGTGGTATGTCTATTCAATCATGATAAAAATATGGTGCTAGGCAGTACAGAAAAAGGCAATCTGAAATTAGTAAAGGATAATATCGGACTAAAATTTGAATGTAGTATTGATGAAGATAAATACGCAAATATCCTTCATGACTTTGTGACTGATGGAATTATTGACAAGTGTTCATTCAGCTTTAAAGTCGCTGAAGATGGTGACACATGGACTTATGATGAAAAAGAGAAAATGTATCACAGAGAAGTAACTAATATTGAAACCATTGATGATGTATCAATCGTGGGGAACCCAGCATATAAAGATACTGAAGTAAAAGCGACAAGTCTAACTCATGCACAAAGAAAAGCATTACTGGTAGATGAACTAAAGGCAATGGAACCTAAAGAAAATAATATAACAATCAACTCAATCGGAGATGCATTTATGAACTTACTTAAATCGGGAGGGAACAAATAATGAATTTTGTAGAACAAACAATCAAAGCTGAGGAACTAAGAATCAAATCGGTAAAGGCAAGACAGAAACTAATTGATGATGCTGAATATAAAGCAAGTCAGATGGTAAAAGTACCAACGGAAGAAAAAGAATACTTTGAAGAAACGCTTAAGCAAGTACAAGAATTAAATGAAGAAACTTATATCTATCAAGAAAAGATTGATGAACTACCATCAATGAAAGAAGATATGAACGAAATGAAATATAAATCTTTAATGAATGAATATGTCAGTAAGAAAGATGTCGCTAATAGTAAAGCATGGTATCTCAAAAAAGATATGAAACGTTTAATTGAAAAGTATAGAAGTTTTACTGTACAGATTCCTTCAATAGAACGCCCAGGGTGGAGCGATGCACATACCTATAAATATAAAAAGATTGACCCGTATCTATTAAAGCTAGAGGAACGCATCAATGATACACGATCATATAGTGAGAACATGGCATATGAATATAAGAAGAGATTTGGCGTTCATTCCCGTACACCGTGGACTAAAGATTTTAATATGGAAACAGGGGAGGCAATCAGATGATAATATCACACAATGCATTTAACTTGATACCCCAGCCACCGACACAACAGGATAGTGCAAAATGCAGCAGTTTAAATAGACCTACTGTGAACGTGCTACAACGTGCAAGAGGTTACACATATATTGAAATAGACTTTATCACTTGTGACTATTGTCTATCACCATACGGACAGGCTGACCTACAGAATAGGTTGAACCATGTAATGTATGACAACTGGACAAAAGGTAACTTCAATCTTAAGTTTGGTAAGACTTCAATCAATACCATGTACACATGCTTAAGACTTACTGAACCTATTGTTCATGGCTTGATTGATTATCTGAACTCACAGTGTGATAACCCTGATTACTGGATTCAATATAGAGATGGTGAACGTATGCTTGAAGTAGAACGCTATAACCCTGATATATATGTGAATAGTATCTATCACCCTAAAGAGAATAGTAAGAAACTAAAGGTAAGAGTATAACAAATCATGAGCCATCATATTATTATGGTGGCTTTATAAATATGTTGGGGGAATAACATGAGAAACAGAAGTGAATACGAATCTTTATTACAAGAGATACTGCAATTAAATAAGAGGTCATTTGAAGTAGATAGGGAACTCAAGAAGTCGGAACGCATCAATATACTTGATTGGGAATATGCTGAGAAGAAACGTAAGCGTGAAATGTACTGGACTGAATACGATAAAGTAAATGACAAAGTAAGATACCTTAAGAAGATGATAAGAGATGAGTTATCAGAACATGCTGATGATCATTGGATTAAACAATACCTGGAACGATTGGAGATAGAACGCTCACACCGTGAGAATGATATATATCAATGGAATAAGAATCTGTGAGGTGAACGTATGAAGTTAAAGCAATGCACTAAACGTTTAGTATATCATCATGATAAGCTGACACACTATGAACTGTTAAGACATTACAACTATTACTTTATATCCGAGAAGATAAAGAGGTTTGAACAAACGATTGATGAACTGTATTCATTAAATACTTCTCATACTGTGAATGATAATGTGTTAGGAATCATAAGTGTATGTGTTCCAACTGATAAACTAGCAATTGAGATAATAGAAGTAAAGGAACGACTGAAATCGTATAGAGATAAATATGAGAACAATGTTCAGATTCTCAATGATTTAATCACTTCTTATTCTATCCAGGAACGTAAAGAGATAGATAAGTATTTCATGACTGATGGAGAATACAACCCGATAATCATTATTAGATTAAGAAAAGATTTATATAAAATTGTGAATCATAAGAGGAACCAAAGAAATAAAGCGCGTGAAAGACAACATAAAAAAATAATCAGTGAACATATTAAATTGATTAAAGAAAATCTTCATAGTGATCGTGAGGTTCTAGTCGTATGAAATATAGAGCAAAGACATTAAATAAATATGATTACAAGACTCTTGAAAGGTATGTAATAAACTTTGAGAAACTAAAGCATCAATATAAAAACAGACCAAACGGAATGACTGATTCATATTATAAGAATTTAGGTAATATAGTAAATGGCATAGTTGATGCATATAATCAACTCACTTTAAGAGAACAACAACTTTTAAAACTCACCTGGTGGCAAAAAGAAGATGATGACACAATAAGCAAGATATTAAATGTAGGCAAACCAACACTTAAAGTTTTCCGTGAAAAGATTTTAGGAATCGTTGCTGATGCAACTGGATTTGTATGTGTGGGATTTTAAAATTGTAGAAGTCCCCGAATCAGTTTTGACGCCCTATACTTTTTTAAAAGAATTCAACGGCGCTCCCAAAGAATTTCAAAGATTTCCTGAAACGTTTTATAAATTAGAGGTATTGAGGTGATAAAATGGCAAGACCAAGAAAATTACTAGATAATATTGAGGGGAATTTAACAAAAGAGCAGATTATCCAGCGTAAAGACCAGGAAAAACACCTTATGACATTCAGTAAGGATAAACTGGTAGCCCCCCCTTACCTTTGTGATATTGCTAGGAATGAATTTAACAGAATTATTCCACTTGTTAAGGATATGCCAGTATGTAATTTGGATCTAGGATTGCTTGTAATGTATTGCAGCTTTTATGCTGATTTTGTAAAAGCATCTGAAGAGTGTAACCGTAATGGAATAACAATGTTAGATAGCAATGGAAAAACTAAAGTAAGTCCACAATTTAGAGTAAAAGAAGTTGCATCAAGAGAAATGGAGAAGTGTGCAAAGTTATTACATATTAACCTACACAATAGAACGATTTAAAGAGAGTTTACGGACAACCACCCACAAAATAAAAGTTATCGTGCTTAAAATGGCAATCTCAGAACTAATAATTCTGTGATTGTCTTTATTTATGCATAAAAAAAACACCACTAATGAAAGTGGTGTTATAAGAAGATTTAGTATGAAAAATTAACTGTTTACAAGCGCGAAGAAAGCACAAAAGAAAATTTATAATAATCTAACATCTACCTATATTATACTAAAATATGATATAAGGGTCAATGTTGGTCAAAATAAAATACACCACTCAATATTAAGTGGTGCAACTAACTTTTCATTTAGAACTTCTTAAAGGAACAATATAATTATAGCAATTCAAATTGTATTAGTCAAATTAGGTCAAATCATAATAAATAATATAATCTGTGGCTTTTCTGTGGCATATCTGTGGCATCAAAAATAAAAACCCTCTAGCATCAAGGCTAAAAGGTGTATGTATGGAGACGGCGGGAGTCGAACCCGCGTCCAAAGATCCTGCAATTGATACTTCTACGTGTGTAGTCCTGTTATTGAATTTCACGATACATCTGAAAACGGACATCCGAATGTATCGCTAGCCCGATTAATCTCTTACGAACAGACTCCAGGCGGAAGTGTTCGTCGTATCCTACTTAAAGTTGAACCTCTACATCAGGCACATAGGCGATGCTTGAGAGAGGTGCAGAGTGCTATTAGGCAGCTACTGCGAAATTGTTTGTTTTGCCAGTTATTATAACTGTTGTGTTGATAACGAAGACAACCCTCCGACACGCTATACCAACCCAAGTGACCCCTGTCGAATCCGTAACGCCCCCGAGATAGTATGAATAAAATAACTAGCATATTTAAATATAACAAATTGAAACACATATATCAATAATAAAGCATAATACCTTATAGGGCACTATGCTTTATTATTGATATGAATGGTCTTCTCATTTTCATCAATCGTTACGATAATCTGATTATTATTGTTCCTATTTTTAAAAGTGATATTATCTTCACTATCTTTAGTGAATTCGATAACGTCCATTATGCTATGGCTTTTGTATATGGGTTTTGTAATAGCGATATAGTCTTCGTTTTCTACTAAACGAATGGCTATCTTCGTGTGGTTATCTATTTTCCATCCTGGTAAGGTTTTTAAATCAAATAGTGTTTTCAT